CGTGGGGATACAATCGAACAGTTGAGATTACCCCCGGTGACCGTGGACAAAAAAAGGAGGTGGAAGTTCTGACTGATACAAAGTCGATTACTTCACCAAAAATAATACAATGTAAGGATTTTGAAGAAATGTTGTACTACACAAATACACATAGACGTTTTAAAGATGCTTACCTAAAATGTAAAAACAGAACATCGAACATAGCAAAAACCGCTTATATATTATTAATAAGCGGTTTTCAGAAAAATGATGTTCTAACTTTACAAGTTAGCAAGGAATCTTTAATAAGTGACTACCTAATTAACCGGTGGGATACCTTCGCAGAGCAAAGTTTTAAAGGAAGTGGATATACACGTTTACCCTTTCCGGTGAATGAAACTATTATAAAAAATCACGTACTTGGTAAAATAACAATGGGTGCTTATTCCACCAGTGCGGAAGGAACATGCAAATGGATATGTTTCGATGTTGACTGTCACCCCAAACCTGACGATAGTGTGGAAGCTGTGATTTCAAAGGAACAGAAGGCCGAAACTGACCTCAAGAACTTAACTGCATTCCTGGACGGTCACGACATGCGCTATCTGGTCGAAGCTTCAGGATCTCCCCACTCATACCACATTTGGCTTCTGATCAAAGAAGTAGAAGTGGAGAAGGCATATTACTTTGCTAATGCGATTGCAAAGGCTGCCGGATTTGATGGGGAAGTAAACCCCAAACAGAAAACATGGACTAATCGGAACCAGTATGGCAATCTGGTTAAACTCCCCTTTGCATTTCACCGGAAGCATAAAGTGTATTCTGAGATATTCGGATGGGAGGGGGATACTCACGAGATTACGGTTTATGACATTTCAAAACTTGAAGTTCCAAAAGTCAAAAAGCAGAAACGAGCGACTACAATCAATGTTAAGATCAATGGGGTGCGGCCATGTATTGAAGCTGCTCTGGAAAAGGATCTGTCCGGCGAGCAGGGGAACAAGATGAGGGTTGCTATTGTTCGGGAATACTGGAACTTCGGAATGCACGATAAAGACCAGCTGGCTCGCCTCTTCGAGAACCAGTCAGACTTTGAGTTTGAGAAGTCACGATATTATGTGGAAAAGATCACCGAGCAGGATTACAGGGTATGGCCGCAGGAGACTCTCGCTGAGAAATGTCCGAAGTTCCTGCATTGTGAGACATGTGATCGTTGTGATTGCAAACAAACGTGAAGCACTCGCCATGAGAGGATGGAAATGAGCAAACGACAAAATCCGACAGAATTCAAATGGACCTGGCAGCGGACAAAAGCTGCTAAACTCATCGCAGAAGGTGAGTTGAATCAAGAAGAAATTGCAAAAGAGTGTCACGTGGTAAGACAAACCGTTAGCGGTTGGAACCAGTCCCCTGAATTCAAAGAGAAAGTTATGGAACTGGTCCTCCTTGACGAACGTGCCACAAAGGCTGGGATACTTCGTCGGGCACTCAAGACTCTTGAAGCAAAGGCTCGTCAGGCAGCTGAAGACAAAACCACCGAGCTTGATTATCTCAAGTTCATTGCTGATCTGGTCGGCATCACCGATCAAAGTCCCCAGGTCAACATCACCAATGCAGTCGGTATCATCAATTCCCCTGACATCATCAAGGACGCAAACGAGCTCTCACGCAAGATCAATGCAGCATACGAGGCAGAACATGAAGACGCAGAATAATGTCCCATGGGGCACCACCCCGGCCTTATTTGCGCAATATTGCAGTGGGTTCAAATGGTACGCAGCTGATCATCTTCTACTGCTTTCAGATGTCCTTATCAAAGTGGCCACGGGTGAGATAGATCACCTGATGATCTCCATGCCGCCCAGACATGGCAAAAGTGAGCTCACATCAAAATACTTCCCGGCCTGGTTCCTGGGACACTATCCTGACAAACGTGTGATCCTCACCAGCTATGAGGCAGACTTTGCTGCAGGGTGGGGATACAAGGCCCGCAATATCCTTGCAGAACATGGCCCTGGGTTATTCGGTCTCAAAGTCTCATCGGCATCATCTGCTCGTAACCGCTGGGACATCGACAACCATACCGGTGGCATGTCTACCGCAGGTGTAGGTGGTGCTATCACCGGGAAAGGTGCTCACTGTCTGCCGGCTGAAACGTTGGTGTATACAAATTTCGGATTACAGAGACTTGATGATGTTGTGAGAAGAAATAAATATGATAAGTGGTATAATTACTGGTTAAGGGTGCTAGCATATGACCACATTGAACAAAAACAAGTATGGAAACGAGTTACCGCTACACGGACTATCCAAAACAGACGACTCTTGGAAATCACCACAGCTTGTGGGGATAAAATCAGAGCTACCGATGAACATCGTTTTTTCGTGTGTGAACAAGGATACACAGAGGCGCACGGTCTACGGAAAGGAGACAAACTTCTCACAATCCAGCAGCCGGTTAAACAGGATATGCGAATACTGCGGGGAGGAGAAGAAAGGCAGGGGTGCACTTTGCAGGCAATGTTATCAGAAACTCAGGACAGTTCGTGTAGTTCTGAAATGTTCTCTTTGTGGGGAAATATACGAAATCCCGCTGTACGACTATCGGAAAGCACTGGCAAGGGGGCAGAAGGATTACTATTGTTCAATAGAATGTTCACGGAAACACCATGCTGTGAAGAATGCAAGGACATGTGTTTACTGTGGAAAGCCAATGCCAGGAAAACCGAGGAACAAATATTGCTCAGTGGAATGCAGACAAGCCGCGAAAACGATGAAAAAATCAAGGATTTGTCCACGGTGCAGTGTCTCCTTCATCCCGAAGACTACGAATCAGGTGTATTGTTCGAGGACTTGTGCCAACAACGCCCATTCGAAGAACATGATAGGTACGGGGAATTCGAATTACAAGGACGGGACAAGCTATGCAAAGCTATTCAAGGAAATGAGAAAGCATGTTCTGATAAGGGATATGAAAATATGCGCAGCATGTGGGAAGACGAAGCACTTACTTGTTCATCATGTAGACGGGAACCCACAGAACAACCAACCAGAGAACCTGATAACACTTTGCAAGACATGTCATTCTGTTCACCACAAATCGGAACAGACACCATATCCACAATTGAAAGAGTTAGCGGAGACTCGCACACGGTCTATGACATCCAAGTGGAAGACTGCAACAACTTCTTTGCTGGAAACATACTCGTCCACAACTGCCTAATCATTGACGACCCGGTTAAGAATGCAGAAGAAGCGAACAGCAAGACCTACCGTGACAAGGCAGCTGAATGGTACAAAAGCACAGCATACACCAGGATAGAACCAGGTGGAGCAGTTGTCATCATTCAGACCCGGTGGCACGAAGATGATCTTTCCGGACGGCTACTGACGGAAGAACCGGACAAATGGACTGTCATCTCTCTTCCTGCTCTTGCAGATCACGCAGACCCACTTGGCAGACAGCCAGGCGAACCATTGTTCCCCAAGCGGTACGATGTCCCTGCTCTGGAAGAGATCAAACGAACTCTTGGTGGGTACTGGTGGAATGCCCTCTACCAGCAGCGGCCCCAGTCACAGGAAGGCGGACTCTTCAAACAACAGTATTTCAAATACTGGAAGCCAATGGATAATGGCTATGACCTCGGTCACAAGAAGATCCCCACGAGTACCTGTCGGATCTTCCAGACTTGTGATCCTGCAGCCAGCACCAAAACCACAGCGGATTACTTCGTCCTAAGTACCTGGGCCCAGACCAAAGACAACGATCTTGTCCTGCTGGATGTGCTCCGGGCCAGACTCGAAGGGCCCGACCAGGTCTCACTCTTCCGGCAGCAGTATCACCGGTGGTCTCCTGCCTTCCAGGCCGTTGAATCAGTTGGTCTGGGTAAGACTCTCTATCAACTGCTGGTCCGCGAAGGGCTGCCAATCCGTGAGCTCAAGCCCGACCGTGACAAGGTCACCAGGGCACTCCCTGCAGCTGCACGCATGGAAGCCGGCACCATCTACTTCCCTGCAAATGCTCCCTGGTTGGCAGACTTTGAGAGCGAACTACTCACCTTCCCGACAGGGGTCCACGATGATCAGGTCGACACTCTGAGCTATGCCGTGCAGTTGATTGCACAGAAGAGATCCTTCCACGCTTCCGCCTACGTCAACTAACCGTTAAACTTATTTGTATTGTTAACAGTGTTAACTATTGATGTACATCCCCTGGCCAGTCAAACAATCTGTTCTAAAGAAATTCAGGGCCTTAGCCTACGCCGTAGGTGGCTCTGACTACTTCTCACCGCGCGAGCGTACTGCCGCGCATATCGACAAATACCGCCGGATCTACGAGCAGGGAGGTCTCGTCAGTCAGGCGATCAACTGCTACCCGGAATATATGTTCATGAACGTACTTGATAGCGGTTTTGAACTCACTGGAGAGAACGAACGGCAGCGCGAATTTGTACTTGACACCATCGAGAAGCTGAACTTCCTGGACGTGGCCTGGCAGCAGGTCCTCAACTCACTCATCGAAGGCTCCGGGATCATGCGAGTGGTCCGCACCAGAGGGAAAGGTATCTACAACCTGATCCCTGACGACAGTGCTCTCTATTCTGCCGATGTGGACAAGACCGGCCAGATCACCCGGTACTACCGCAAGGATCCCGGGCAGTTCACCAGAGGGACACCAGTTGACCCAAAGGATATCTACAAAGTGGACGTGCTGCACGGTTTTCCGTTCGGCCGTTCCCTTGTCGGTATCGCATTTGATGACATCATCCGGGATACCAAGATCGCGGAGGGTGTGGCAAACGGCATCGAGCGGCACGGGACACCGAAGTACGATATCGTAGTCGGAAACGATGACCAGGAAGTCAGTGACGATGATCTCCGCGCACTCGCCCAAAAGTTCAACAAGCTCAACAGCAAGCACGAGATAATCCACAGAAGCGACGTGCAGATCAGTGAGCTTGACACTGCAGGCATCAAGGTCAACAACCCCGAGGCCAGCATCGATAGGCTCTGTGCTGCACTGGGCGTTCCAAATGAACTGCTCGGACAGGGCAGAGGCTCAACCGAAGCAACCGCTAACGTCAGAATGCGCAGCTTCCAGAACAAGATCAAAGCGATGCAGTCTCGTTTCAACTACCAGACCTTCCACCAACTCTTCCGGCCGTTGCTTGAGGCTGAGTTCGGCAGTGCTGATCCGGTGTATATCCAGTTCGGTGACATTGTCCCGGAAGATCTGGCCACCAAAGCGGATGCACTCAGCAAGCTCATGCCACAGTTGGATCCATTTTTACTGCTCACTCGTGACGAGATACGCGAGGAGCTAGGCAGAGGCCCGTATGAAGACGAAGAGTAAGACCTATCTGTTAGATCCAACCATGACCAAAACGGCCCGCAGGCTCTACGAGAGGGCCCTTCTTCGGCTCTTCCGGGCATACCGCCGTGAAGTTCAACAGTTGTTCGATGACGCAAGGCAGCTGGAAGCGATACAGCTCGATCTCTCAGCATACGAAGCAGCAATCGAAGCCGCCGCTCACTCTGTGATAATCGGTCCTGCACATGACGTCATCCAGGACCGAATCAAGCGGACTTACATCAACGGCATCAAACGTGCAGACCCACAAAGCCCCGGGCAGTTGACCCCGACCGACTGGCGAGCAATCGATGCCCTTGAAACCAGGAATCTTACTGCATTACAGAAGATCACAACTGAAATGAACGGGCAGATCATCCGGATCATCTCTGACTCGATGCTGGCAGGGGAGCATCCTAGGTCAATAGCCAAGAAAATCACCGAGAGAGTCGACAACATCGGGCTGGCCAGAGCGCGTACCATGGCACGCACCGAGACCGTGACGGCCTTCAATCGTGGTGCACAGATCCGCTATGAGCAGTATGGATATACTCACTGGGAATGGATCGCGGCACTTGATGAGCGGACCTGCCCTGTATGCGGCGCACTGGATGGCAAAGTGTTCAAGTTTGGTGACTCACAGGATATCCCTCCCGCACATCCTAACTGCAGATGTTCCATTGCTCCGGTGGAGGCTCCATGACGATCATATATTGGGGTACTCGTCCTGAAGTCATGCAGCGGATTGAGCGGACCATGCAGTCACTTGAGCGCACTTGTGAGTTCCAGGTCGACATCCGGAGATCTGGCAAACAATGGAAAGGCACTCTCTTCATGCATCATTCTCGATATGAATCGTAAAATTCAGGTTTAAATACAAAAAGTTCCTAATATAGTTAACAGTGTTACTATGCGCGAACTAACATCAAAATTATCTGACAATATCACTGAATACGGAGGAGGTCTGCTCATACGTGAGGTCAAGCTCTTAGCAAACGGGCAGTGGACCGACAGCAACGTGCGGACCCCTCTCTATTATCCTAACCGGGCACTCCGTGCATATGCTGGTAACTGGACTGATACATCTGTATGGTCCCGGCATGCACATGGGGATTACCGTGACGAATCTGAGCGTATCGGCACTGTTCTAAACCCTCATTATGACGACAGCGCAGTCATAGGGGACATATTCCTGCACGGTGCGAACCAGGAGTCGCGGGACATGATCACCAAGGTCATGGACGGCGACATCAACTACGTTTCAGTCGAGCACACGGGTGAAGAGCGACAGCTCGACGGCCGCAACGAAGCTCATACACTTGAATTCTGTGGTCTTGCGCTGGTTCCACAAGGGGCCTGCAAGACATGCACTATTCGTTCTAATTCGGAGGCGAACATGACCGAAGAACAAACTACACCAGACTATACCGCGCAGATCAAGGAACTCTCTGAGGCCCTCGCTGCAAAGGACAGCCAGATCAAAGAACTGGCAGAAAAGATTGATAACGATACGAAGATCAAAGAGCTCTCCGACTCATTCGAGGGTAAGCTCAAGGAGCTCTCCGAGGTACTCACTGCCAAAGATGAGCAGATCGCCGCAATCGACAAACGCATCAAAGAACTTGAATCCCAGCCGGCAACAGTCGCCGAGGATGAACCAATCAGATCAACTCTAAATCCCTTCACAACTGATGCAGAGGGCTTCATCATACCCAGAGGAGTATAATCATGGCAGACACAGGCACATGGACAACAATCAGCAAAGTCCTCGACAGCGGGGACAATTTTATGACCTTTACCGCAGGGGCTGACATCAGCGCAGGCATGGTCGTGGCAGGTCATGGCACAGGAGTAAGTGACACAGTTCACCCGGCCGTAGCAGGCACGACCGCATTCCCAATCGGCGTCGCAATTGAGGATGCAGACAGCGGAGATCCTGTCACAATCGCGGGCGTTGGATGCATCGTATATGTACGCGAAGGGACCGGCAATGCAATCGATGCATGGTCGGCCGTCAGCGACGATGACGCAGCTGCGACAGGGTGTATAAAAACCACCGTCACTACCGCAGAAGGATTCGCAATTGGCGTCGCGGTCGACGACATTGCAGCAAATGGCTCAGGCAGGATCCTGATACTCCCACAGCTGGTCTCTAAATCTGATCAGGCTTGAGGTGACTGAAATGACAACCAAAGAATTCACAACAGACATTAATCCAGTAGCAGTACTCGACAGAGGCATGGCTCCCGCAGGGACTCACCAATGGAGACTGGCCAGATACCTGGAAGCCGCAAGCATGCCCGAATCAACTGAAGGCAAGCAGGTCCTGGAGAGGATGCTCGACACTGAGGCATTTATTTTACAGAACAATCTGAGAGATGCTCCCAGATACCTGGCAGATGTCCAGGTCGATGCATACAAAGCTCGCAGGGAACTGCTCAAGACCGAAGCGATCGAGTCCACCAACCTGGTCCCGACTGAGTATCAGGCTACCCTTCTGGAGGGGGCTGAGCCCAACAAGATCATGAGAAACATCTTCGGTGTGATCCCACTGAAATCTAACGACAAATCCATCCCTGTTGGGGAGAGCGGCGGAGTACTGCCGAAAGCATCAGAAGCAGGCGAACTCAAGCAGCGCGAGCAGGCATACAGCAAAGTGTCATTCAGCACAACCAAATATGGTGCAGCGGACTTCATCAGCTCTGAGTTGATTGAGGACGGTCTCTTTGATGTGGTTGCAGCGGAAGTCAAGAAAATCGGGGCCCGGGGAGAGAACACGCTCAATGAAGTGATGCTCGCAGAGCTCCTCGACGAAGCAGGCCAGGAACATGACACCACTGGTAGTGATCAGGGGCTCAAAGCACTTGCTGCCGCTCGTAAACTCATGAAAAAGGAAGGATACGGGCCAAACTCACTGATCATGAGTGCCGAATTCGAGGGAACCGTGGCAGCAGAAGGCACCGCGTTTGGCAGCTACATCGGCAGCCTTGGCGGGGGTGCCAGCTACGTAACAACCGGCCAGATCCCCAGGCTGCTCGGGATGACCCCATATCAGTATGATCCGTTCACAACCACATACGCATCCGACACATACACGTGGGACTATGGGGCAGATGGTGAGATTGGGGCAGTACTCGTAGACCTTACTCAGCAGGGCGCATTCATCGGGATGAGGCGTGATCTCAGCGTAAAGAACTTTGATGACCCTGTCCGGGACATCGTTGGTGCAGCAGTCACGATGAGATTCGATGTGCAGGTAGCTGACAACCTAGACGACGGCATCTGCAGAGTGGAGTACTGAGTATGCTCACATCCCGTGGATCCGGCAGATATCTCTCTCGTGATTGGCACGATCAGCGCGACGCAGCAGTCCGTGACAGTACTCATCTGGACGCTGACACCAAAGCCCATCTCGAGATTACCGGGTCTACGGGAGCCAACCCTCCTAAACGGTACACCGCAAAGACCACTCCGATGGATGCGAGCACTGAGATCACTGAGTACGAGGTTGCACATGGCTAAGATAGACCTGGCCAATATCAGTCCTCGGCAGACCATCCCACTGGCCCGCGTCCTCACCGATAGTAACGGGGACGCACTCGATCTTGCCAATATCAACGGCCTGAACGCAAAACTCTACAAGATCACCACCAGTGGAGCTGACACTGTATATTTTTATTCTGACGTCGACGGCAACGAGACGTACAAATTGCTCGGATTCAAAATCAGCGTTGACGCAGCTGTCACCCTGTCCGGCACTCTGCAATTCTATCGTGATGGTACCTGGTACAGTAACGTGCTTATCACCGTGACAGAGAGCACACTCAGCTACCTGAATGTGGATGAGACTGGCAACGTCATCACGGACCTATTCCAGCTCATCGTCGTGGGGCCAAGTGGGGACACTGTAGTAATTGAGGATGATTTCTCAGGGGCAGGAATCCCGGATAATTATACCACCTTGGGGAGTGGAAACAGGGTATCCGGCGAGGAATTGCTCCTGGACACTACACTGGCGGAAGGTGTAATACTCGATCACAATTGTAAAGGGAAACGCACTCTGGAATTCAACTATGTAGGGGACGGGAATTCAAACAAAATCCGCATTTATGTAGAGTCTGGAGCAAGCAGTCTTTCAGGATCGTATATTGATATCACTACTAAGAACTGGGCCACCACAATGGGAGGATCAGATGCTACTGGAGGGGAGGGTGCTGAATATTTTGTAGATGGAGCTCCAATCAAAGTTGAAGTTACAGATACAAGGGTCAAACTCTGGGAAGACAGCACATACGTTGGATATTGGGACGGGGACTTTGCCGATGGATACTTCGCGGTAGTCACAGGGGCTTCCGGAGATCAGATCGGAATGGACAACGTCCAGCTCACTGCTCGTTTGACTCCATCAGTCGATGTATTTGTGCAGAACATGACTGCTGACGAGGGATATTTCACGCTCTCAAATATGAGCAGTGTAAACAGCGTTAACATTACACTTTCACAAAACAGCACTCTAACGTACACAAACGGAACAATCATCCAGAACGGGACACAGATTAACAGCAGCCTGGCAGACGGAGATTATCATATCGTGGCAATCACCGACAATAGTGGCCCCGTGTTGTTCGCTGACCCTGTTTTTGTAGGGGGGGCAGGTACTGTATTATTCATACTCATATCTTTCAGTTCCAGGGCTTGGAATAACAGGAGGCGCAGATAATTGCAACTTGAACCAAACATAATGCTAATGCTGGTCGCAATGATCGGGAGTGTATTGTATATGCTTTTCGGATTCATGCAGGCCAAACAAAAGGATCCTTCGATTTCATTCGACTATAACTACATCTATGCAACTGCAGCCATGCTGGCAAGCGTGGCTATGTTGTACGACGACCCAATCGGAGTAGTGACAGTATCCAGTATCATCCAGGCCTTCCTGGTAGGTTTCGGCGGAAACAATGCTGTGACTAAGATATCAAAGCTCGTCCCTACTCCGGGAGGGAAGTGATGCCCGAACATGATCTGCTGATGCAGCTCAACGAAAAAATCAACAATCTCTGCACGGCAATTGGCAGGATCGAAGAAAAGGTCGATAATGTGACAAACGCACGGGATACCGACTGCGAGGTAATGCAGGCCCTCAATCAGAGGGTCTCGTTCCTGGAACAGTGCAGGATGTACGACAAGGGTATAATAGCAGCGATAGCTGCTGTAATTTCAATTATAATTACATGGGTGAAGACATGACATGGGAACCAGGAATCGCAAGCGAGAATACTCTTCTCGCAACAAACACAAAACTAGACTCAATTGTGAGCAACGCGTACAACAGTGATCTCGATGTTTATGAGATTGTTGAGCAGGCACCGCTGGATCAGCAAGTCCTGTCCGAAACACTCCTGAACGCCGTGACTAGCACCGGGGCCAGCACTGCCGTAAATGTGCAGGACAAATCACAACTAGCAATCCAATATGTCGCCACCGGTGTATCAAGCGGCGCGACGCTGAAAATACAGGGGAGCAACGATAATTCCAATTGGGCAGACGTGGCACTCAAGAAAAACGACGGGACGTTTGCAGCAGGTAGTATCACGATCTCCGCAACCGGTACTGCAATCTATCAGCTTGAACAGGTTGGGTTCATGTATTTGAGGGCTAACCTAAGTGCCAGAACTGACGGGACATACACAGTAACACTTAGCGGGAGGGCATGATAATGACACTTGATATCATCAAACCGAAACAATCTATTCCGTCTACTAGCAAAAAGGATATCGTAGGCACCGGGATCACGGCTCTGGCGGCCGGAATGGTAGCCGGTACTGTACTGGATCTGCACAGTGCAGTGGAATGCGTGAACTCCGCCATGGGCACCCACTTCGACGGCAATGCAGTGCAGCCGTACGCGAAGCAGCTGCTGGCAGAGCTAAAGGCGTTCGATCGGCTGGCCGATCAGCTCGCCGGGGAAGAACTCGCAGTCGAGAAAATTGTTGATCGGCTCAAAGAACAGGAAGATCATTTCACAGTTGCGGATCTGCAGAAAATGAAAGTAGAAGTGTATGGGAGCGTTGAAAATTGGCAGAAAGCAATGACAAAGACTGAGGTATAATATGCCCCGGTCAACACTTCCTGCCGAAGATTGTGTCTTCCGCCTCGACAGCCGCACCGGATTCCGCCAAGCCTTCCCGATGACGTTTAATGATGTCGGGTTGAGCGAGGATGGATTTGAGTTTGATGCTTTTAACACATCGTATGTAGAAACTAAATTAAATTCTATTAATATGCCAAATGGGATTTCAATCGAAGCAATTTTTAATTGGAATGGATATGCAGCAAAAACTGGACAAGCTGCAAACATGATAATACATAGTGGCACTGGGCACGGTGACACTTCTGGAAACATCGAATTTATTATTAATCCTAATAATGTTTTAGATTTTAGATGCTTTAGTTCATCTGGACTTCGTTACCGGATTGAAACTGGTGTTACATATCATATTATTGGGACATATACATCAACCGGAGTGGGGAAAATGTATGTCAATGGCTCACAAATCATGTCAGAGCAAATTGGTGATATCGGTGTAACATTAAACACTGCGGTTTTTAAAATCGGGCAATATGTGACATTAGATACATAT